ACTCCCCCTCGTTTGACTTAATCTACCTAATTTTGCTGTTATAGCAATATATAACAGGGGGAGTGTTTTTGGAAAAAATCAACTGCGCTCATAATAAATTAGTAGAATTACATAAATTAGTACCTAATCCTAAAAACCCTAACAAGCATCCAGAAAGACAAATAGAAATGCTTGCTAAAATTATCGACTACCAAGGTCAACGCTCACCAATTGTTGTTTCAACAAGGTCGGGGTTTATTGTCAAAGGTCACGGCAGACTCGAAGCCATTAAAAAACTAGGCTGGAAAAAGTGCGCAGTCGATTACCAAGACTACGAGGACGAAGCCCAAGAATTTGCCGACATGATTGCAGACAACAAAGTTGCGGAGCTCGCCGAGAGTGACGACGAATTGATTAAAAAAATTGCTCTTGAAATGCCGGAGTACTTTGACCTCGACTTACTTGGTATTCCAGACCTTAAGCTCGACCCAATTGTTGAGCCCGGTTGCGACGAGGATTTTGTCCCCGAGGTTGTCGAAGTCCGATCAAAACTCGGCGACGTTTACGAGCTTGGCGAACATCGGTTGGTTTGTGGTGACTCAATGGACAAAGAAACGGTTGAGCGTCTTATGAATGGCGAAAAAGCTGACATGGTTTTCACTGATCCGCCTTATGGTATGGGTCTGGACACCGATTATTCTAAGATGGGCAACACTGGTTTAAAGCATAATCAAGGTCTTATAGACAATTTCAAGCCAGAAATGATCAATTCAATTTTATCAACTGGATCAAAGGAAATTTTCATTTTTGGTGCTGATTATTTTGCAGAACACTTGCCACTAAAAAACGAAGGATCTTGGATTGTTTGGGACAAACGAAGTCGCAGCAATAATCAAATTGGTATTTTGGACGGGGCCTTTGGTTCTGATTTTGAGCTTGTTTGGTCTAAATCTAAGCACAAAAGAGAAATTGCTAGAGTTTTAAGAGAAACTGGCGCATTTAGTGCTCGAGGACACGATAAGTCAGTACATCCAACCCAAAAGCCAATTGCTTTGGTAGAATGGTTTTTTGAGCGGTTTAAAGGCGTAAACATTTTAGACCTATTCGGCGGCTCCGGCTCAACACTTATCGCTTGCGAAAAAACAAAACGAAAATGTTTTATGATGGAACTCGACCCGCATTACGTTGACGTCATTGTTTCCCGCTATTGCAAATTCACAAACAAGACCAAAGTAAAATTGAATGGAAATGAAATTGAATGGACAATGAATAATGCCAAGACTTGAGCAACCAATAGACCTAGACCAACTCGAAAGCCTCATGCGTTTAAAGCCAACTCTTGCGGACACGGCGGCATTTTTTAAATGCTCCGAAAGGACAATTGAGCGTTACATAAAAGACAATTTCAATGTCACGTTTGTCGAGTTTCGAAACCAAAACATGGTCCATACTCGACTAACGCTTGTCCGAGAGGCATTGAAACAAGCTCAAAACGGAAACACGGCTTTACTTATTTTTTGTTTAAAAAATCTTTGCGGATGGTCTGATAAAATCGAACACGGCTTTGATAAAGACAAAAAAACAATTTTACTAAAATATAACTTAGAGCAAGACCAGACAGAGCCACTTGACGTAACACCGGCGATAAAAAATGTTGATTCTAAGGATTAACAACCAACTAGTGTTTGCATCCGACCATGTAAATGAAAAAACACTGGACCTCGCGTCTGAACGAGGAATAGAAAAAGATCAATTCGATGAGGCACTTTTACAGTTTATTTTTCACCTAACATCATGCGAAGAGGCAGCCGAGGTGTTTAGCGATATGCAAATTTGTCCTGTGTGTTCTGCCACAAATCAAATGGGAATTATTGTGCATAAACCTATGGACGACATGCTTCAATGATTGATTTTTCAACACCGCCAATAGACAAGTTTACGCCACTCCCCAGTCAATTTGAGGTTATTAAATACTTAAGAAAAAATGCCGACTATAAAACTGGTACAAAAGAAGTCCTGCTTAGTGGATCTGTGGGCTCATCTAAAAGCTTAACGCTTGCGCACATGGTGGTAACTCACGCGCTGATATATCAAAACTCTAAAGTAGGTATCGGTAGACTTGCTTTACCACAATTAAAAGCAACGCTTTGCCAAAAGATAAAAGAGCACCTCTACGATACTGGAATTGATTATCATTACCACGAATCTAGCGGTGATTTTAAATTCTCTAACGGCTCTACTATTAAAGCCGTAAGTTGGGCAGACGGAAACTTAGCAAAGCTTGGCTCTATGGAGTTTAGTGCATTTGCCATTGAAGAGCTAACGGAGACAAAAGAAAGTAGACCCTACGACGTTATTCTACAAAGGACTAACCGCTTGCCGCATGTAAAAGAACCGTGGGTTTTGAGTGCTTCAAACCCTGATGGCCCCTCGCACTGGGTATATGAGAAAATCATAATGGCTAATGAGCCCAATGTTAAAGTCTTCTACTCAAACACATTTGATAACCCTTACCTAGATAAATCATATATTGAGCGACTCAAATCACGCCTTGACGATAAGATGGCGCAGAGAATGATTTACGGCCGGTGGGTAGAAATAGCCACTGAAGTTGTTTACTACGCTTATAGCGATGAGAATTATAGACCTGTAGATTATCAGATAGATTTAAAATACCCGATAAGAATACACTTCGATTTTAATATCGGAGACGGAAAACCTCTAAGCGTCGTGCTAAGCCAATACCACAACGAAACTGACACCTGGCATTTTTTTGACGAAGTAATCATTGACGGCTCACGAACTCTTGACGCCATGGACGAGCTTTCATCAAGGGGGTTATTAAACCTAGACCAACTGTATATTATCCATGGTGACGCAACTGGACAGTCTAGGGACACGCGCTCAAAGTTAAGTGATTATGATATTATTAAAAACTTTTTAAGCAACCATGACACTAAAACCGGCAAGCTTAGATTCCGTGTTGACGTGCCTCGTACTAACCCGCCTTTGAGAAAGCGACACAACATTGTAAATGCTTATTGCAAAAACGCTATGGGGCAGCATAAACTTTTTGTATATAAAAAAGCTAAAACACTTGATAAGGGAATGAGACTAACCAGACTAAAGAGCGGTGGAAATTACATTGAAAATGATTCAGACCGCTGGCAACATTGCACAACAGCGCTCGGTTACGGAATTTGTTATCAAGCAGAACTTAATCAGTACGGCCAGACCACGGCCAAATCATTAGGGGGCTATTAAAAATGCAAATTGATTATTTATCACCTGGAGAACGCAAGCGAGTCATCGACGAGATATTAAATAGTGAAGAAAATTTAAGACGCAAAGAAAATAGCTTAATGAGTTACGAGGTTTTTAAAGGTCAACAAAAGCCATTTGTTTTAAACAAACTAAAGCAAGAAATGGGAATAGACCAAATTATTAGCGGTAGAACAATTACCTGCATTAACTTGACTGAGAAAATAATAAAAGAGCAATCAAGTTTATATAAAAACCCGCCAGAACGTACATTTACAAATCTAACAGAAGAACAAGAAGCGCATGTAAGAAATCTTTATCAGTCGGCAATGGCTGATATGAAGTTAAAAAAATCAAACGAGATCTATAAACTACAAAAACAGTGCTTATTACAAACTGTTTTTAAAGATGGTAAGATTGAAATTCGCCCTCTTTACGCGCATCACTATGACGTTTTACCAAGAGTAGATAACCCCGAGAAAATGGAAGCCGTTATCATATCGTCTTTTGATAAATGGCGTTTATTTTCGCAAAACGTAGTCGGCAGTGTTGGAACTAAGCCCACGTCCAGGCTTAATTACTATAGCGATTACAATAATCAAAAAATAGCAGATCCAGACGACTATAGGTCTAAATTATATTTTTATTGGTGGACTAAGGATTTTAATTTCATCACAGACAAAAGCGGTAACCTTGTAGACGCAAACGGCAATCCGCTACCTAACCCGACAGATCCAAACGATCCTAGTATTGCGTCCCCTGTTCAGGGCACGATGCCGTTTATTGATATCGCTCAGGATAAGGACTTTGAGTATTATGTCAGATGCGGTTATCCTGACGCTGAGTTTTCGATTGATTTAAACGTGCTCTTGTCAGACACGAGTGAAATTTTAAGAATGCAGGGCTGGGCGCAAGCTATTATTTCTTCAGTAGAAGAGCCACGCGATTTAAAAATTGGACCACGCAGAGCTATGTGGTTAAAGCTTAACCCCAATGACACCGAGGCAA